TAGACACAAAAGAGGAAATAGTATTTAAATCAGTAGCCTACGCAAGAAGAATAACAGGCATAGTAGAATACCAAATCAAACAAGCATTAAACCCAATGAATAAAAAGCGGTTTACTTATCAAGAACGACAAATTACGTTTCGTATTGTAAAATAATATAGTTTTGCATTATGGCATTAACACCATTACCAAAACTTTTAGAGAAAACACAAAAGGTAGTAAACGCATACATCCGTAAAAGGGATGAAGGTTTGCCTTGTATTTCCTGTGGAAGTAATAACGCAAATCAAGCTGGACATTATTTTGCAGTAAAAGGACATTCCGCATTGAGATTTAACGAATGGAATATAAACCTTCAGTGTGCTGGATGTAACTGCTATAAACACGGCAATCAAGCAATGTACCGAATAGGGTTAGTAGAAAAGATAGGCGAAAAAGCAGTTAAAGGATTGGAAACAATTGCTACACGTGTAAAAGTTTACAAATGGACACGTGCAGAATTAAACGAATTAATAGAAAAGTATGGCTAAATTAAACCCAAGTGGAAAAGTCTCTTTTGGTAGCAGAAAAAAAGGAAAGGCTAAAAAATCCTATAACAAACACAATCCCAAACCAAAACCAAGCAGGGGGCAAGGAAGATGAGAGATACTTACGCAAAACGAGAATACATATGCAAATGTGGTACAATAAGCGAATATTACGTTTGGCAATCCCTTATTGAGGCAACCAAAGTAAAATGCAAAAATTGTGGTAAATATTTAGATACTAAAAACCTTAAGGTAAAAACACAATTGCATTCAATTAGAACCGACACAAAAAACCGATAATGAGAATAACCGATATAAAACCCAACCCAAACAATCCTAGAATAATTAAGGATGATAAGTTTAAAAAGTTAGTCAAGTCAATTCAGGATTTTCCACAAATGCTTGAACTCCGTCCTATTGTAATAGATGAAAACAATATGGTACTCGGTGGCAATATGAGACTAAAGGCTTGTCAAGAAGCAGGTTTAACCGATGTGCCTGTTAAACAAGCGAAAGATTTGACCGAAGAACAAAAGAAAGAATTTATTGTTAAAGATAATGTCGGCTATGGTGAATGGGATTGGGATGACCTTGCTAATAATTGGGATGTAGATTTATTGACTGAATGGGGATTGGATATACCTGATTTAAATATAGAACATACAATTATTGCAGCAGAAGAAGATGACTACGAAATACCAGAAACAATAACTACTGATATTGTAGAAGGAGATTTATTTGAAATAGGCGAACATAAACTTTTATGTGGTAGCTCTACACAAACTGATACTTGGGCTAAAATATTTAATAACGAATTAGCAGATATGGTTATGACAGACCCACCTTATAATGTTAATTATGAAGGCGGTACAGGATTAAAGATTATGAATGATGAAATGAGCAATGATAGTTTTTATCAATTTTTATATGATTTTTATACTGCATTGGGTTCATATACAAAAGCGGGGGGTGGTTGGTATGTTTGGCACGCTGATAGTGAAGGAGCAAATTTTAGACAAGCATTTAAAGATTCAGGTTTATTGCTTAAACAATGTTTGATTTGGGTAAAAAATGCTTTAGTAATGGGCAGGCAAGATTATCATTGGAAACACGAGCCTTGTCTTTATGGGTGGAAAGAAGGAGCAGCTCACTATTTTACAGAAGATAGAACAAAGACAACAGTAATAGAAGATGAAGTTGATTATAGGAAATTAAACAAAAAAGAGTTATTAGATTTAGTAAAAGAAATAACATCAGATAAACAAAAGACAACTATCATACATTGCGATAAACCGACTAAAAATGATGTTCATCCAACAATGAAACCAATTAAATTATTAGCACCATTAATTGAAAATTCATCAAAAGTTGGTCAATTAGTAGCCGATGGATTTCTCGGTTCAGGCTCAACAATGGTTGCTTCACACCAGCTAAAAAGAAAATGCTATGGTATAGAATTAGACCCAAAGTATTGCCAAGTTATCGTGGACCGAATGAAGAAACTTGACCCATCCTTGATAATCAAGAAGAATGGGGTAACTTTGTAATTACAGGCAAAATACAGGCAATATGGCAATCCCTAATGAAGAAATAGGACAATTTAAAAAAGGACAATCTGGAAACCCGAATGGCAGACCTAAAGGTGTACCAAATTCAAAAACAAGATGGCTTCGCTTACTTGAGCTAACTCAAATAAAGAATAACCCAATTACAGGAGATAAAGAGGAGTTTTCTGTTGCAGAACAATTGGATATGATTGTACTACAAAAAGCATTCAAAGGAGATTTAAGGGCTTATCAGGAGATACTTGATAGATTAGAAGGTAGAGCGAAACAAACAACCGACATTAACGCAAACATTCAAGGGAATGTTCAAATAGTAATACAAGAAGATGTTAGATGTAAACCAATTGAAGATTAATGCCACCCCTGTATTCTTTGCCAACAAAAAAGCGTATGAAAGCACTTATCCTGTCATTTGCAATGAAGGTGGTACAAGGAGTTCAAAGAGTTATTCCATTGTTCAGTTACTAATTGAGATAGCATACAACAATCCAAAAACAAGGATTTCAATAGTATCGCATTCCCTTCCCCACATCAAACGAGGAGTTTATAGGGATTTTAAATCTATTATGGAGAATTGGGGTTTATGGTCGGACAATGACTTTAGCTTTTCCGATTTTATATACACTTATCCTAACGGGTCTTACATTGAACTGTTTGGATTAGAAGATGAAAGCAAGGCAAGAGGACCAGCAAGGGATATTCTATTCATCAACGAAGCCAACTTAATCAAAAGAACTTTATACGACCAATTACTAATGAGAACCACAGGTAAGGTTTTCCTAGATTGGAATCCTGCCGATTTTATCAATTGGGTTTATGAAGTTGCCGACAATCCTGAAAACAAACGCATTCATTCAACGTACTTAAACAACCTACCAAACCTATCTGATTCACAAATAAAGAACATAGAGCAGTATAAAAACCTACCTGATGACTTTATGTGGAAGGTTTATGGACTTGGAGAACGTGGAGCAGCAAAAGAACTTATTTACACCCAATGGAAACAATATGACACCGCACCTGATGGGGATGTGTTCTACGGACTTGACTTTGGTTATGTCCATCCAGCAGCACTCATAAAGGTTACACATCACGAAGGCGAGAACTATTTTGAGGAAATCATTTATCAAAGTGGTTTAACACTATCCGATTTAACACGATTGATAAAAGAAAAGTTGCCCAATAGTGCAACTATTTACGCAGATGCAGCCGAACCTAAATCCATTGAGGAACTTTACCGACAAGGGTTTAATATCAAACCAGCACAAAAAGATGTTTGGGCAGGAATAGTTAAAATGAAATCTTATCCTATAAACATTCATTACCGAAGTCAAAACCTAAGAAGGGAATTTATGTCGTACAAATGGAAGAAGGATAAAAATGATAATGTAATTGAAGAACCTATCAAAGCAAATGATGATGCTTTAGATGCTTCAAGATATGCAGTATTCACTCATTTAACCAAACCAAAATTCGCCGTAAGTGTTTTTTAGTCTAAAAATCATAACTTTGTTTAAATTCTAATAATATGGCATTTTTTGACTTCTTAACTAAAAAGAAGATAAACACTCTATTACCTAATATTCCTTTTGATACAAGTGTTGCTATTCAACGAGGTATTGTTACTTGGCAAGGTGGAGATTCAAGAGCATTTGTAAGAGATGGATATATAGCTAATGATATTGTTTACTCAATTGTAAAACTTATAACTGATAAAGCAAAACTTGCTCCATTCCACGTTTATAAGGTAAAAGATGAAATGTCTGCTAAAAGATATAAGTCTTTGATGAAACAACCTGATAAAATTACCAATTGGCAAGAGGTAAAAGATTTACATAAGAAAGCATTTGAGATTTACACAGGAGACCAAAGATTAAACGACCTATTAAAATATCCTAATGGAGAAGATACTTGGGCAGATTTAATTGAACAATGGTGTGGATTTAAGTTAATTACAGGTAATTCATTCATATATGGAAAACTTATTGAAACTGGAAACAATCAAGGTAAGCCGTTTGAATTATTTGCTTTACCTGCTCAGTATATGGCTATTATTGCAAATATCGAAGTGTTCCCACCAACAAGAGTGGGATATCAATTATACTATGGAGCAATGTGGTCATTTGACCCAAGAGAAATATTGCACGATAAATACTTTAACCCTGAATGGACAGTTACAGGTGGTCAATTATACGGACAAAGTCCTTTACTTGCAGCTGCAAGAACTTTAACAAGAAGTAACGAAGCTAAGACTGCTGCCGTTGCATCATTCCAAAATGGTGGACCTGCTGGAGTTTTATTTATGAACGATGAAAGGTTTGACCCTATAAGCGGACAACAACAAGCACAAGCATTAAAGACTGCGGTTAGCCAAAAAGGTGGTGCAGCTAATTTTAATTCAATTGCCGTATCAGGTTATAAGGTAGATTGGAAACAAATCGGTTTATCTCCTGTTGAACTTAATATCATTGAATCAGAAAAGTGGGATATGAAGGCACTTTGTAACATTTACGGAGTACCTAGTCAATTGTTAAACGATGCTGATAACAAGACATACAACAACCAATTAGAAGGAGAAAAGGCATTGACATTACGTTGTGCTATTCCTTTGTTAGATTCATTAACTGAAAATCTTAATAGGAAATTACACACCGATTGGGGATATAGAAATAGTGGATTGTATGTTGGATATGATATTCAAGTTTATCAAGAATTAGAGGCTAATAAAACCGAACAGGTAACTTGGCTAGAAAAAGCGTGGTGGATTCCACCTTCTCAAAAGAATGAGATTATGGGTATTAAAACTCCTGATTATATTCCTACTGAGGAAATGGAGAAACTTTACATCCCTTCATCATTGCAACCAACTGACCAATTTCAACCTTTGAATATTCCTGATAACTTAAATCCATAAAATGATTTGGCAAGATTATAGAAAACTATATGCCAACGCATTAAAAACCTATTCGCCCAAGTTCAAAAAGGAACTGCAAAAGCAAGTAGATACATATTGCCGTACCCAAAACTATAATGCAATCAGTGATAAAGCCTTAAAGAAGACCATTCAGAAGCTCCACGTTGCTATGGGAGTAAAGATGGCACAAATAGTACAAAAGTCCGTTAAAAGGTCTGTAAAGGGCATTTACAAGGCATTTGAGACCAAATCAGCACAAACTGACCTATTTGCTTACGTTATCCTTCAGTATTTAGAAAATCAAGGCTTAAGCCAATTAGCATACGACATAACCGAAACTACTAAAGAACAAATAAGAAGATTCTTAATTCAAGCAAGTGAAAAGAATTACACTTTGCCTGAAACAATTGCTCTTTTGAGGGTTAGCGGAATAACCGATTATCGTGCTGAACTTATCGCAAGAACGGAAACAGGAAGGGCAGCTAATATAGGTTCAATGGTTGGAACGGCATCCACAGGATTGGTTACATTAAAAGAATGGATAAGTGCAAGGGATAACCGAACAAGAAGGATTCCAAGAGACCAATTTGACCATTTAAATATGGATGGCATTAAGATTCCATTTGATGCTAAGTTCAAACTACAAAACAAAAAAGGTGGGTTTGATTTAATGTTACATCCTTGCGATTCAAGTGGAAGTGCTGGAGATGTTTGCAATTGCCGTTGTACATTAGGATATGAGGCACAAAGAGATTCAAAAGGCAAACTAATGACACTACAAAATAACCCACCACAGGGCGATGCTGGATTCATTTGGAACTTACTTACAAACTTTGCTTTGATGGAAGTTACCAATTTAGTAAGAGATACTTTAGCAGATTAAAAAAAAATTATAACTTTGTTAATATGAAAACATACACAAATAAAGACATCGTTGTTGAAAAACAAGATATTGGTTATGAAGTAATGGATGTTGATACCGAACAACGCAGAGTAAAAGCCGTATGGGCAAGAACTGGTAATGTTGATTTAGATAACGATATTATCGTTCCTGAAGCATTTACTAAAACGTTAAGAGAACGAGGTCCATCAGGTAAAAACTTAATATGGTCTTTAGTTGACCATTGTGCAGAAATGGAAGCCGTAATAGGTAAGCCTGAACAATTGTACGTTGAAGGAGATATGCTTATTGCTATCACTCCAATTGTAATGACTGAAACAGGAGAAGATGTTTTAAAAATGTATGAAGCTGGTTTAATAAACCAACACTCTATTGGATTTACTACAATTAATTCAAGTGTAGGCAAGGATGGAGTTAGAACAATAACTGAACTTAAACTATATGAAGGTAGTGCGGTATTATGGGCAGCAAACCCTGAAACACCAACTATTTCCGTAAAGAGTGAAGTTAAAAGAGAACAATTAGCAAATAGGCTAGAGAAACTCTTGAAAGCGTTTAAAGGCGGTAAATTTACCGATGAAACCTTTGCGTTAATGGAGATTGAAATAAAAAGGATTCAAGCAGATTTATTGGAGATTGAAATCATTAAAGAAATCACTATGGTCGCAGAAGCACCGCAGCCGATAATTGAGGAAATCAAAAATAATGATGCAGAAGTTCTAAAGGCAATTAAAGAATTTAATAAAATACTAAAAAAGTAAAAATGGAAAACGTAATTAACGAAATGGCTGAGAACCTTAAAGGTTTTCAAGCTAATATCGAAGCTAAGTTGGAAGAAACTAAAGCTGAGATTAAAGTTGTAAGAGATGAAGCACAAAAACAATTTGATGCTCAAGCTGTTGCAACAAAAAAAGCTGCATCTAAGCAAGTAAAATTTTTAGATGAAGTTATCATCGAGAAATTAGATGGTAGATTAGATGAAATGGAAAAATCAATGAAATCTAACGGAAAATTCCGTGTTGATTTATCTGATGTTAAAACAATGACTTTAAGTGGTTCATTAACAGGAGATGCTCAAGCATCATATGCTCCTAATGCTGCTATCTTACCAAGTCAAGCAATTAACTTCCGTGATTTAGTACCAACAGTTCGTAGCGAAAGTGGTTTATATGTATTCTACAAAGAAACTGCTACTACTAACAACATTGCTGCTCAAACTGAAGGTTCTGACAAAGGACAAAATAGCTACGCATTAAGCGAAGTTAAAGTTGTAAATGACTACATCGCTGGTTTCTCAACTTTCTCTAAGCAAATGGCTAGAAGTTTACCTTTCTTAAGTACAACTTTACCAAGAATGTTAACTAGAGATTTCTACAAAGCTGAGAATGCTGCGTTCTTCTCTACTGTATCTGCTGCTGCAACTGGTTCTACAACAACTGCTGAAACTGTTGATTTAAAGCAATTAGTTGACTATATTGGTAACCAAAAGAGTGCAAACTTCGTAGCTTCTTTTGCTTTAGTAAGTCCTACTCAATTAGGTCGCTTATTGAAAGAAACAATCACTTCAGGTTATTATGCTGGTAATGGTTCAGTTATTGTAAATCCTAATGGTGGTATCACTATTTGGGGTGTTCCAGTAATTGCTGCATCTTGGGTAACTGATGATAAAGTACTTATTTTAGATAACAACTTCTGCGAAAGAGTTGAAGTTGAAGGATTAGCTATTGAGTTCTCTTATGAGAATGCTAGTAACTTCCAACAAAATATGGTTACTGCTCGTATTGAGTGTTATGAAGATATTAACTTAATGCAACCAACTTCAGCAATTTATGCTGACTTAGGAAACGTATAGTTTTAATCTTACATAGATATAAAGACCCCTTACTTTTTAGTAGGGGGTTTTTTATTATAAATAATGTAAATTTGTAAAAAAGATATATGGCATATTCTAATTTTATCATAGATTTTACTTTAACTGATACTGCTCCTGTAACCGAACCAGTTACTCTTGCAGAGGCAAAATTATATTGCCGTGTTACTAATACGGCTGATGATGCTCAAATTGAAACAATGATAACCCAAGCAAGGGAAGTTATTGAAAAAGCAACAGGATTGTCATTAATACCAAAAACTGCAATAGTTTGGTTTACAAATTACGATGGTAATTTTTATCTTCCATTCGGACCAATGAACTCATTTACATCATTATTAGATAATAACGGAGATACAGTTGTTGCTGCTGATTACTCTTTAGTGGGTGGTAAGTTTCCACAAATGCAATTTCCTTTATGGCATAACCTAAAAGCGACATACACTTGCGGTTATACAACCATTCCAAAGGATTTAAAAATAGCAATATTAGACCAAGTGAGTTACGATTACGAGAATAGAGGTTTAGATTCAGATAACGGAATTTGTGAAAAATCTTGGAAAGCCTGTCAAAGGTGGACAAGAATAAGTCCAATACTATGAAAATAGGAAGTAAAAAAGGTCTTTATGTAGATGCCAACACAATGTATTCAGAAGTTGGTTTATATGCTCCCACAAGCGTTTCTGATGGGCAAGGTGGTTATACGACTACGTTTGCCTTACAAGGAGTTGTATTTGGAGACTTTAGACCACAAGCACAATCAAGAGCATTGCAAGAAGCACAATTGACATTTACAAGGTCAGCAAAGTTGTTTATTCGTTATGATGTAAACATAACTGATACATACCAATTAGAAGTGGAAGGGGAACGATATACCATTCATTCTATTAAAGATGTTGAAAATCAGTTTAGATTTTATGAAATTGAAATGTACTACTAATGGCATTTTCAGTTAATTTAAATGGATTGAAGGAAGTTGAAGGCAAATTGAACAAATTAAGTTTAATTATGACTGATGTATCTAATGAAATTAACGCATCTGCTTTAAAAATATATACTGATGCTAAAAGAGAAGTTAAAGTGGATAATTCTACTTTAAGGAGTTCAATTGCAATCAATCCTGATTCAAAAGGAAGTTTAACATATAGTGTAGAGGCAAGAGCAAAATATGCTCCTTATGTTGAATTTGGCACAGGAGGATTGGTTGATGTTCCTGCTGGATATGAGGATTTTGCAATACAATTTAAGGGCAAAGGAATAAGAAAAGTAAACTTAAGGGCAAGACCATTCTTAATACCAGCATTTGAACAAGAGAAACCAAAACTTATTAAAAGATTAAATGATTTAATAAATGCTTAACCCTAATATAGAAATAAAAAAGTGGTTTTATACTAATTTGGTAAGTGCAACAACTTTACCTGTTTATGATGGGATAGCACCTAATTCTGCTCCTAATGAGTATATAATTATGGATGGCAGAACTTCAAGTCAAGAACAAGGAAAAGCAGGTTATACAAATGGCATTTCAATTGTAGTTGACATTGTTGTAAAAAATAGTAACTTTGGCTATAAACGAGCCGAAACAATAAGCGATTTAGTTTTGACTGCAATCAATTCAGACACGGATATAACTTTAAGCAATGGATTTTATGCTTCAAGTTTAGTGGTTGGTAGCATTAGAAACTTAGATGGTTTAAACCCTACGGATAACGTTTTCAGAACGATAATAACTTATAATATAATAATAACTCAAAATTAAATAAAATGGCAGAAACTAAAGTAAGCGGTCGTGATTATATCCTTCTTGCTGATATAGATGGCGACAGTACATTCAAACCTGTTGCGTGTCTAACAACTAACTCATTTACATCAACTAATGACACTATTGATGCAACTTCAAAATGTGGTAACTCTTACACTCCTAGTCCAGTATTCAGTCAATCTTTTGATTGTGAAGGATTTGCAATTGATGAAACAGGAACTCCTAGTAAGGAGTCTTACCAACAATTGTATGCTGCTCACGCTGCTAAAACTTCATTCAATATGAAGATGGGTAAAGCTACACCTACAAGTGGAGATATTACTTATTCAGGTCAAGTATTTATTAGCGATTTTAGTGTTAAAGCAGATGATGCCGATGATGTTAAATTTACTGCAACTTTCGTAGTAACAACACCACCATTAACACAAACTGAAACCGCATAATAAAAACTAAACTATGTTTGAATTAAGACTGAACAACAACAACACAATCCCTTTAAAATGGGGTACTTGGTCGATGAAACGTTTTTGTGAATTAGAGAAAAAAACTCTAATGGAATTAATAACAGTTTTATCAAGTGGCACATACGATTTAGACACAATTGTACATATCGTAATGGCTGCTGCTGAAAGTGGTTATAAAAGCCTTCAAAAGCCAATTGATTTTAGTGAATATGATGTGTGCGAATGGATAGATGAAGCTGGTGGTTTAACTGCAAAGGATGGGCAATTGGTTGCATTTATGAAATATATGCAAGATTCTATGATACCAGACCTTAAAAAGGATGAGAAGAAAGAAGGAAAAAAAAAATAGGATTTTATAGCTGGGATTCAATAATTATTCTCGCACTAGAGGTTGGCTTGACAATTAAAGAGTTTTGGCAACTATCTTGGCGAGAATTTTTATTATATAGAATGGCTTACGAAAACAGGGAAATAAAGGAGTGGGAACGAACAAGGACTTTAGCTTATATGATGTACCGAGCAAACACTACGGATAAAGCACCAAAAAGTATCAAATCCTTTTTCCCACTTCCAAGTGATGAAGTAGAAGATGAATCGCCAAAGCTAACGGATGACCAATTTAAAAGGACACTAAAGTTGTACGGAGTAAATTAAAAAAATGGCACAAGAAACTCTTAAGATTACGATTACGGCAGATAATAAAGATGCCGTTAATAATATACAACAAACGATTACCGCAACTAATAATTTGGGTAATGCGTTTAAACAATTACCAAATACAAGTAATCAAGCAACAAATGCTTTAACAAACTTGTCAAGAGTTGCACAGGATGCTCCATATGGATTTATTGGTATTGCGAATAACTTAAACCCTTTATTAGAATCATTTCAACGTTTACAAAAGGAAGCAGGTAGTACAGGTAGTGCTTTAAAAGCAATGGCACAAGGTTTAATGGGTCCAGCAGGTATTGGTTTAGCTTTGGGTGCTGTTTCATCTATCATTGTCGCATTCGGTCCTAAAATAGCAAGTTTCATCAATGGTACAACTGAAGCAAGTAAAGCTGAAGATAAGTTTGCTCAAAGTTTAGATAAGGCAAAAGCATCGGCGAGTGAAACAGGAATAAAATTACAAGCATATTTAGGTATTGCTGATAACGTTACAATTTCTGAAGATAAAAGGGCAAACGCATTAAAGTTTGTTGTTAGTGAATTAGCAAAAGTAAATTCTGCTTATGCTCAAACAATTACTACAACTGACCAAGCACGTGCAGCAGTTGATTTATATACACAAGCATTAATTGCACAAGCAATAACATCACGATATGTAGATGAAATTGCCAATAAGCAAATAGAATTAACTAATACAACCGAAAAAGCTGCTAAAGCTGCAAAAGAATATAACAATTCATTAGAAGTATCTAAAAATATGACTAATGGTTATGTTGATGCTTCTATTGTTCAAAATGGAATAATACAAAAGTCTAAAGATAGATATGTTGAAGCAACTGATGCTGTGTGTGAATTAGAAATTCAGATTGGTAATTTAAATGATTCATTAAAACAAACAGTTACGGCTTCTGCTACAAATCCATTTAATCCAATAACAAATGGTGCAAAACAATTAAAAGAGGTTACAGGTAAGATAGTTGCAGATTTAACCAAAATAAGTTATGCTGGACTTCCACAAATGAATGGTGCAAATGTTCCACAAGTAGTAAATCCAATACAACCTACACAAGCACCACAAACATTACCTGAAGGTGGAATACAACCAGCACAAGGAATATTGGATGCACAAGCATTAATGGATTTAACAAGACAATTTGAAGTGTTAGACCAAGCTATGCAATTGACAAATGAATTAGCAAATATTGCTGGAAGTGCTTTTAATGGTTTATTTGAATCTTTTGTTAATGGACAAGATTTTGGAGAAGCATTAGCAGAAACATTTAAAAATATATTAATTCAATTAGTTGAATTGGTTGCACAAACATTAATATTTAAAGCTATTTTAAGTGCTTTAGGTTTAGGAACTCCAGCCTTAGCAGGTTTAGATTTAGGTGCAGCATCATTTGGACAAGGTGGTGGTTTAATTGGAGAGTTTTTATTAAAAGGAAGTAATTTAGTTTTAGCAACAACTAGGTCTCAACAAAACTTAAACTTAAGGAGAGGAAAATAATGGCATACGGACAAAAATATCAAATAACATACGCTACTAAACCTGATAAAGATGTTGTCATTAAGATTTACCAAGATGGTTATACTGGCGAGGAAATAATTGAATTTCAAGGAATTGATATCAATTTACAATATATTCCACAATCAGATGACCCATTTGAACCTATCTTAGCAAGTCAATTAGGTATTACAATTGACATTACTGATAATACAAGTGAGGTTTTAGATTTTACAAATATTAATGATAGATTTCTTTATGTAGAAATGTTAGTTAATGGTGTAATTGAGTGGGTTGGTTGGGTTTTAAATGATAATGTTTATATATCTTATTCAACAGGTATTAAAGAATTAAGTTTTAATGCAGTTGATGGTTTAGGTATGTTGCAAGATATTCCTTTTCCAATTGAAGAATTTACTTGGTTGGGATGTAATGAAACAAGGTCATTATTGGTTTATATGTATGCTTGTTTTAATGCTACGCAATTTCCTACAAATAGAAATATAGTAACAATGTGTTCTTATTTCGCAGCTGGAATGAATACAAGAGCAGATAATACAAACAATGAACCATTTAATCAAACATATCTACCATTTAGAACATTTATGAATAGTGATGAAACATTTATTAATTGTTTAGATATTTTAAGCCAAATAGCTAGGTCTTTTGGATGTAGAATATTTCAAGCAAAAGGTAAATGGTGGATAGTTGCTATAAATGAATTTAGTGAAGTAAATTCTTATTATACGGAATATTCTAATTTATTAATTCCTATTAATAATGGAGATGGCAATCAAATAAATACATCAAGCGAAATACAACCATATTTAGCAAATACTTCAGATTTATATTTTATTGACAATAGTCAATTCAAATTACTCAAAAAAGGATTTAATAAGGTTATATCTCAAGCAAATGTTGAAATGGCTAATAATTATATAGCTAATTGGACATTAAAGCAAATAACAAGCGGAAACGCAGATTATTGGACTACTGCGGTTGGTCCTGATTCAACAATAGCTTTAATAGAAGATGCAGAAAGTGTTTATAATACATTTGAATTAACAAATGGTGTAACTCCAAGTTCTACATTTGCAAGTATTCAAAGTAATTATATGCCACAGGTGAGGCAAGGAGATTGCTTTAAATTATCAATGACAATACAAACGGAAGTAACTACTGCGGTAATTGGTACAATAGATATTACAATAACAAATGGTATTACTACTTGGTATTTAAATAGTGATGCAGAATGGCAAAATAGTGTTACTGCATATAGTGCTTATTCAACATTAAAGGGAGATATTGCAGAACCTTTTGTATTAAGTATTAGTTCATCTCCTTTTCCAATTGGAGGGCAATTATCTTTTAAATATAGATTAGAAGAAGGTGGACCAACATTCTTATCAATTGGCAATTTCCATTTACAAATTCAATCTAATATTGAAAAGTATCGTTATCAAGCATTTATTAATGATAGCACTCAATATGTTAAAGAAATATTATTGCCATTTGGTTTCTTTGGTGGAGATGTTGGTGTAGCTGAATATCCTTCTGCAAAAGGTGTATTATTATTGGCAGATGGTTCACAGGCGGATATTTGGAGAAGATATGGGATAGATACAGTTAATTACTTTGGAACTTTACAAGAATTGATTGTACAACAATACATCAATATATTTGGTAAAAATATTATTAATGTAGATTGTAATTTGAGTAGTTTTTATACTACAAATGCAGATTATCCTTTGTTAGATGCTTCAAAATTGATGTTTGCAACTGATACTGACCCAGCTTCAATTAATATTAGTTCTTATGGTTATATGTTAGGAAATTGCACTATTGATTACGCAAAAGATGAAACTCAGGCGACTTTATTACAAATATCAAATTATGAAATAGCTGCAACTAACGAAAAAAAATATTTCTACCAAACAACTAATTTTTAAATATTAAATTTGTAATATGGCAGACAAAGTAATTGGTAAAAATATAATGCTCTATTATCACGAGCCACCTTCCGAAACTTATCCAACAGGAAGGGATATACCTTTTTCGTGTTCTACAAATTGCACATTTAGTGTTAATGTGGACCAAAAAGAAGTTACAAGTCAAACGTCGGCTTGGTATCGTGAATATAAAAATGATATAGCAACGTGGAATGTTACTTGTGATGGTTTAATTACTTTAGATGGTTACGGCTATCTTTTTTTGTTACAACAACAACAAAACAGAACTACAATTTTAGTAAAGTTTGTAGTGGATAATGGAGATGATGGTTTAGTCATAATTAGTGGTAATTGTAATCTAACAAGTTTGCAATTAAATGCACCTTATAAAGACATCGGAACATACTCGGTTTCTCTTCAAGGGACAGGAGCATATGGAACGACAGGAACAACTATCAATCCAAGTGGTGTAGTTATTGTTGCAGGTGGTTTAATATATACTAAAGGTTATACGGCATCAGGTGGCGAAACAACTATTACTTGGACTGATATGATTGGCAAGAGTTGTCTATATGTTTCTCGTGGTGGTGTGGATGTTCAAAATATATTATCATCAGGAACTCCAGTCAATGAAGAAGTTAAATGGGTAAGTTCAACAGGCATTTTAACGTTTAGTAGAGTGTTGGATAGTGGGGAATATGTAAGAGCATTATTTCAATAGAAAAAATTAAAGAATGAGCAATCAAATAGTAATAACATCAGGTGCAAAAGTCAGAAGTTTAGAAGGTGTAATAACAGGAAGTGCAGGGGTTTTGGGTTCAGTTCCTTTAGGAGCAGCCAATGGTGTAGCAACCCTTGATAGTGGTGGTAAAGTGCCTGTATCTCAATTACCTTCATCGGTAGTAACTTATTTAGGTACTTGGAACGCTGCTACGAACACTCCGACCTTAGTAAATGGTGTAGGGGATGCAGGGGATATGTACATTTGTAATGTTGCAGGAACTGTGAACTTCGGTGCTGGTCCTGTTACTTTTGCAGTAGGGGATTGGGTGTTATACGGAAGTGGAACTTGGCAGAAATCAAACGGACAAAATGGAACAGTTACTTCAGTAGGTGCTTCTATTACAGGAAACGCTATTGGTTTAACAGGTTCTCCGATAACTACGGCAGGAACTTTAGCTTTTGCCTTTTCAGGTACTTCAGGTCAATATGTGAATGGTGCAGGAAATTTGACCACATTTCCGACTTTAATTACGAGCATAGGTTTATCTATGCCAAGTGCATTTAGTGTCGCTAATTCGCCTCTAACGGCTAATGGGAGCATAAATGTAACAGGTGCAGGAACAACTGCTCAATACATAGATGGTACAGGTGCTTTACAAACCTTTCCTGCTTTAACAGGATATGTACCTTATACAGGTGCTACTGCGGATGTGGATTTAGGTATTCACGTTTTAAACGCACAAGCATTACACGTTAAAGGAACGGCAGGAGCAGGTCATTTAGGGTTAAAACATCAAACGGCAAGCCCAACAGGTAGTGCGAATGAAAGTTTAATCTTTGCAGATGTCAATGGGAATTTAGGATGGCAAAACGATAACTTATATTTAACGACTTTAGTTTCTAATGCAAACACCGCTAATAGAAGTTATACTTTTCCTAATGCAAGTGGAACTTTAGCTTTAACAAGCGACATATCATATCCAGTTACTTCGGTATTTGGAAGAACAGGTGCGGTTACGGCTCAAAGTGGAGATTATACAACAACTTTAGTAACGGAAGGAACAAGGCTTTATTATACCGATACAAGAGCAAGGGCAGCGTTAAGTTTTACGGCAGGTAGTGGTGCTTACAACTCTACAACAGGGGTAATAACGATACCGACTAATACGAGTCAATTAACCAATGGTGCAAACTTTATTACTCTTGCTAGTTTATCAGCAGGAACAGGAATAAGTTATAACAATTTAACAGGGGTTATTAGTTCTACGATTACACAATATACGGATGCAATGGCTCGTGCTGCTATAAGTGGAGGCACAGGCATTAGTTATAATTCTACAACAGGAGTTATTACAAATACGATAACCCAATACACCGATGCTTTAGCAAGAGCAGCCATTAGTTTAACCACAACAGGAACTAGCGGAGCAGCAACCTATAATTCAACAACAGGGGTATTAAATATCCCTCAATATACGGATGCATACACAGGTACAGTTACTTCTGTGGCTATGACAGTTCCCACAGGATTGTCAGTAAGTGGAAGTCCTATCACTACAAGTGGTACTTTAGCGATTACTTTAACGGCAGGTTATTCTATTCCTACTACGGCATCTCAAACAAATTGGGACACCGCATATACAAATAGAATCACAAGTGCAACAAGTCCTTTAAGTATTACTTCAAATGTTATTTCAATAAGTCAAGCGACTACTTCAACAAGTGGTTATTTAA